AACTCGATAGCGTTCGCAGTATTAATGGCGGTCATATAATCTTGCTTCATTTTCTCAGCCGCCTCTGCGCTTATAAGCCCTGCGTCCACCATGTACTGGGTCAAAGCGTCAATTTCACTTTCGGTATAACCGTCCACTTCCATTGAGGCTTGCATAAGTGACAAAGTCATTTCTTTTGCCATTCTATCCATTGCCTCGCTTGCGCTTTCAGAAACCCCCTCCAAGTCAGCAATAGCCTGCTTTACTTCCTCAGCCGACATTTTCACGCCATTCAATGTGCCACCCGTTTCAGCGAACGGGCGTAATTGTTCTAATTGCCTTTCCGTTTCAGCAATAAGATTCAATTGTTCATCGTACCCATAAGCCATAGACTGCATTGCCCCAAAATCAAGTGCGAGTTCGTCATAAACCGCACTCATAAGCCCCACCGCAAGCGCCGCCTCGGTGTTTGCGAGGGTGAATTCTTCCATTTCAGCAATGCCTGATTCAATTGCGGCGTTTGCCTGTCTCTGCGCCTCTTCCCCTTCGTAGTTTGCGTCAGCCCATTTCTGTGTGCCCTCAGCCGCCGAATCAATTTTTGTTCCGTACTTTTCAACAATGGCGGTGTAATCCTCGGTAGACAGGTTGCCCCAAACGTTTTGAAGTTCCTTTACTTCACCCCAAAATCCCTCGGTGTCCAGCCCGGCTTGTTCCATTTGTTCTGCTAAATCAGCAAGCCCTCGGTTTTGCGTTCCAATTTCGGCAAGTCTCGCCAGACCGGTTGCCGCTTCGTCTACACTTGGAACAAGCATGTCTGCGAGGTTCTGTTTTGCGTTCGCACCAATTTGTTCGAATGCCGCTTCTAACTTCATCAGACTTCCGGCACTCGTTTCAGCAATTCCACCAACTCTGGCAATTTGTCCTTCTGCTTGTTGCAGAAAGGCCTCGGTGAAGGCTTCTTGTACGCCCATTCCGCTTGCTTTCAAAGCCTCGAATTTTTCCTCGAATCCGGCTACGCTAACCCCCAGCGTGTCAAAACGCTTTGTAGTCTGGTTCGTCAGGGTCAAAGTGAGTTGATCCATGTTCATGCCCAATTCACCTGCCACGTTAGTCAACCGGACTGTTTCATCGTGGGTGTTAGTCAAGCCCAGACTCATCATGTCCGTTGCAGATTTCATCAGTTCTGCATCAGACATCGTTCCTTGCGTTGCGTTTCGCAAGTCATTCATTAAAGCAAAAGAATTCGTTCCGATAGACGCTGTCAGATTATCAAATTTTCCGGCAACATAATCAAGTTGTGCGCCCTCGTGGGTGAAGTCATATACCGCTTTCCCGGCGTTTATTGCAGTCCGGGCAATACCCATAGCCTGATTAATACCAGTCGCCATTTGAGTCCATGACTCTTTAATGCCCCCAGTTGCGCCCTTTTGGTCGTCTGCTGATTGTTTTGTTTTATTTGCGAGTTGAGTTTGTGCACCCTCAATGTTGCCCAAAGCGGTCAAGACTTCATTTACTCCCTCTGCCTCAACCGCTACAATAATTTCAGTTAGTTTTGCCATTTATTTTCCTCGCCTGTTCTGCTTGTATCCTCCTATCAATTGCCAAAATAGTCCTGTATCCATCGAGTACCCAAGCAGGCTGTTCCAATAGTTCCCAGACGGGGATTTTGGTCTCTAACGCTATTTTGAACAGTTCCCAAATTTCCAGTTCTGTGTCGTCCGGGATTTCATAAACTTCTGGCGCACACAGCCACGCCTCTAATCTTTTTTTGACTCAGTCGCAAAAAGTAGCCTGTCTTTTGTAATTGATTCGATGATTGTATTCAACAAATAAACCGGAATTGAGTTGGCTTTTATTGCCTCACTTGTAACAGGGATAATTTTGTCGTCATCGTCCTGTAAATCCCAGTTTGCCACCAGTTTTTCTAATTGGAAAATCAGGCGTTCTGTTGTTCCGAGTGACTTCAACTCGTCCAAAAATCCAAGCGTAATTACTTGAGGGCGGTATTCCAAGTTGATCACGAAATCACCGCTGGAAGTTTTATAGACTACTTCAAGCTTCTTAGTTTCTTTCGTCAAATCTCTTAGTTTCAACTTTGCTCCTTACTACAACGCGCTTACGTTTGTGATTACTTCGATTTTCACCGACTTGCCCCAAGTTGAATCGTGAATGGGCAGCAAACCGAACTGGACCGTATAAACGTTGTCCAGGCTGGAGAAGTCACCAACGCTCTTAACCTGCGCCGGGAAGTCGATCGTGAATTTGTGATTGTACGGTGAGGCAATCTCCGCGCCGGTCGCTTCAATCCTGAACCACTTGGTTGACGCGTTTCGCAGAGTCGTGATCAGTCCCATCCCTGCGGTGTCGGTTGCAACGGTGATCTTGCCCGAAGCGTTCGGTTCACCTTCCACCGCTTCCGGATCCTGGCCCACAGGCCATGCCAGCCCAAACTTATCGGTCAGGCTCCACTCCATGCTGAATGAATTGGTCAAAGCAGTTGCGCCAGACAAACCCGTTTGCGTGTCCGCCATGTAGAACTTCAGGTGACTCGGTAAGATTGGCACAGGTGAAAGCGAGGTAGGGGCTGCGGTCAGCGTGATGCCAGTTTCCAGCGCCTCACCGATACCGGATCCATTCACGGTAATGTCATTGCGGCCAAAGTTGAAGGTCAAGCCGCTGATCTTCGCCCCAGCCACGCGCCATGCGCTGCTCGCGTCACCCTGTTCGATTGTGAAGCTCTTGCCCACATCTGCCTCGCTGGTGTTCGAAGCGAACGTCCATTTGTACGCGGCTGTGGCGCCCTGCTGAACAGGAGCGGCATAGTGCATCAAGCCCGAAAGCAGGTACACGATTTCGTTGTAGGTCGGCGCACCCTCGATGTTGATGCTCGACCATTCCTTGTTGAGTGTGGCGAAGCTGGCGTACTTATTCCCCATTGCTCTGAAGGGTTTTGTCTCCGCCTGGGGGGATGGGGTCATGCTGACTGCCAATAGTTTCTTATTGGCTGCTACGGAAGTTCCGGCGGTGCTTTCAACTCCTACTTGAATTCCCTGAAAAACAGATGCTGGTAATGTCATTTTCTAATCCTTTACTGGGTATGCACCCTAAAATCTAAAATCATTGATTTGTATGTGTTGCCATTGTCTTTCTCGGACATTGGCATCTTGAATTCCAATACGCTGCTTAGTACATTTGAACCACGTGCTTTGTGCAACAAGGTTTCAACAAGCGCCGCGATTGAATTGACCGTTGTATAACTGGTCGCCTTGTTGACCGCCTTGACCTGCCAGCGTTCACCGTCCATCAGCTTGTCCTTGAACGCATTCTGCACTGGCACCGCGTCGATCTGCTGTATCACCACGTAAGGAAACGTTGCTCCCTCTGGCGCTTCGTCCCGGTAAATGCGCGTGCTGACCAACGCCGCCAGTGATGTGCTGCCTGTCAATACTGAGTAAATCCACGCGGATCCGTCTGCCATTACATCGCCTTCACAATCTGGTCGATCGCCTCAACGAATTGAGGTTCAATCTTGTCAGCAGCTGGCCGCATATATGGCTGTGCTCCCATTTTGTAGGTCCCAAACTCAACGTAAGCGGCGTACTCAGTATGCGGGGAAATGGTCGCGCTGAATTCCTGGATTTCTGCCTTGATACTGCGCTTCAGATCGCCGGTAACAACTGGAACCTGATCTTTAGCTTCTGCCTCAATGTCCATCGCGGACTTCTTCACTACCGCGCTTACCGCGCCCGGGAATCTTCCAATGATCCCAGGAATTCGGTTGTCGTGGATGGTCGTCTTTACTGTGATGTTCATGCGCTATTCCTCGAACTTGACCGGCGATATGCCAGCCTCTTCCAGTTGCCTAATCAACCGTTTTGCCCAACGGCGCAGCTTCACATTCTCGCTCGCTATCTCGGAAATCTGCGTGGTGGTCGAGTTCTTGTAAGAGTCGAATTCGTTCCTGAGCGCGTTGTAGCGGTTATCCGACTCCACCTTGAAAGCCTGGTATCTGCCTTCCTGCTTGTCAATCAAATCGTAGAGTTTTGAGATAGTGTCCGCGTCCAGGTTCTGCTCATCGTGTTTCTGTTTCCTTGTCGCAAAGAACAGCGCAATTGCAGACGAAATAAAGGTCAATGCCATGATTGCGTTATCAAGTGTCATCGGTCAAGCCTCTTTAGTATTCGTAACGTCATCAGGGCATTTGCCCCTACCAAGGTAACTGTCATCAAAATTCCGGATCGCACGAACGTCTGGTGCGTTGGCAATTGCGAAATGTCAAATACCGCTCGGTAAATCGAATAGCTGTAGTAAACAGCCCAGTACACGCCCATGAAGCCCAACGCGAACTTAACCCACGACTTGCGGTGCTTGAAGTACTGCGCGAACTCCGCGTAAGCCATGATCAGTGACACTAATACAATGGCGTATTTCTCGAATTCGTACAGCCAGCCCATGTTCATCGTTAACCTTGAATATCTGTCGCGCTGCGAATCGCATCATAGACCTTGCTCGCCACTAGTCCCAGTCCCAACCCGAAGATTGCGGACCCGAACCATCCGGCAAAGCCAACCGGCATACCCAGGCTCACCTGGTACAAGACGCCCAGAACTGCGCCAATCAGGAAGCTGATCAATGTCAGCACTTTCCCTTCCGCGCCAAACGACTTACTGAGCTCCACCAACCCCATCACAACAAGGATCAGCGGTACTCCATTAACAATTTGATCAAATTCCATTTCATTCCTTCTTTCTCATCTTCACACTGTGGTCACAATCACCCGTAATGCGGTGATGTGTGATTTATCTTTATTAGTCCAGTGAACCTTATAGTTCACCGAGTTGATTTGGATCTGGTCCGTGTCCAGCACGTCCGTCCCGACTGGCAGTGTGATCACATTGACTTTGCCAACAGTGATCGTTGCTGCAACCGATTTCTCCAGCTCGCCCTTCGGATCACCCAAACGCGCGTTCACCGTCGAAACAGTCGTCCAGGCCTCACTCCATCCATCCGCGCCACTTGTAATGCTTTGCCTCTGGATATATGCTGTCTCTGGCAGGTTGGATTCCTGCGTAGCCTTCATTTTTGCCAGATTTTCCGCGTTAATCAGTGTTGTAGTCATCTCTTACCATCCTCACGGTCTGAATCGCCCCAAAACGGCTGCTTTTTGCCTTATACTGAGAGGCAAGTTTCAGCTTTGCGTTCCTTACACCCTCAAATTCATACGAGGACCCATCCGCGCTAAATTTGACAATATCCTGCTCAATTCTGCCCGCCCACAGTGTCAGCAACACCGCGCTTGCGGCATAAACGTCATAGCTGAATCCGGTCGCGTAAACCGCGTCCTGCGATGTCGTGAACGTAAAGTAGCCGCTCTTCGTGTCTGAGGTAGTGGGATTAAGTACAGTGCCAGCAGAATCTGTCAATGAAACGTCGGTTTCCCAGTACTTGTAGGGGGATTGAAATTTCAGCTGTGTCGTACCGTCCGGCTCGGCATATGGCGTGAGCTCAGTAAGCAGGACATACTCGCGCTGTTCGTCCAGTTGTTCCTGGATGTCTTCATCGTAGAACTCCTGCGACGCACCTGCTGGGTCATTGATCAGCCCGCGTACCAGTGTGATCAAGCCTGTCATTGTTGCTCTTGCCGCCATAATTTCGCTCCATTGGGCTCGGGGTGAGAGAGTGAATTCTTTTCGCGGGAGTCACCCGCCCACCCCGTTCAGCCGTTTTTT